CGCCATCTGTAAGTCTGGAGACGGTGGCGCTGAATTACAAAAAAAAGTTAACGTGATCAAGCAGGACGACGTTAAGATTATTGGACAGGAAAAACAGAAAATGCATTCCCATCTATTTAAACAACTTTTCATCAACGGCTACATCCATTTCTTAAATTTCACTCGCGAAGACCTCAAGGGTGTTTTGGCACAAGGCCCCGGGTACCCGCTTGCCGGAAAAGTGACCAAAGGCAGTGCAGACTCCCAATTAAATCTCTCCCAAAAAGTGCATGCTGCCTTCTCTAGTCAGATATCCGATGATCAGGAAAATAAAATAGATCTGGGCGCCCACTTGCAACTAGCGGGGATGGACAGTATTCAAATACCGTTTTTTTACATTGCTGACTTGTTGAATGTCGTAATGGGTAGTATGGAACAATACCTGAGCCAGACTGCTGACGAGCTTAATAAGGCTACTGAATATAAAGGATTGCCAGTCGATGAAGACATGAAGAAAATGGAAATAAAATCACTAAATAAAACAATTGCTGAATTCAAAAAGTTTAGAGTTGTATTAGGGCCACTGGAGATTGTTGATCACGCTACAGGCGATTCACAACATGTTAATTTTGGAGATGTCCCAGTTTCAGTAAAATACTTTTCGGAATGGTTAACGAGCAAAATACTTAAAAACAATGGTGCCCAGTATCCACTCACTCAATTTTTAAAAGACCTATTTAATGATCTGTTGAAAAATTATTTAAATGAAGACTCTTGCTATCCTTTTTCGATTAAACAAAAAGTTAGATTATATGAAGCAGTAGTCACATCATATCCGACGTATGCCCCTCAAGATGAAATCACGCAGCGCATTGTTGGCTCAAAAAACAAATACCGCAGGCTTGTAGTCAAAAACATTCCGACCGGAAATCCATTATTAAATATAAAGGGCAACTCTGACTACAACAATCCCAACCCCGGTGTTGAGAGTGAAATGAACTATTTCATATTTCATGCCGGCCGTACGGCGCCATCAGCAACAATGATCGGGGATAAGGATGACGACGAGGGCCGCGGCATAATGCACTACGTGCTTGGGCGAGACAGGGGCCTTATAAAAAACATATCTCTAGAGAAGACTGAGACACCTCACCTAAAAACAGTTAGATTTGAACAAGATGGGTATGATGGTTTGCATCAATTAAGAGAATTGTATGATGTAAACATAAAGTCATACGCAAACGTTGGCGCCTTCCCGGGACAATACCTGTTTGTCGATCCGCGCGGCTTTGCGCCAAGTACGGCGGCAATGGAAGAAGATAAATTTGATTTAACAGATTTGGGTGTGGGGGGTTATTATATGATAACAAGGGCGTCCCACGAATTCGGCCCGGGCCACGGAGAAACAAATTTGACCGCCGTCTGGGTCGCCAGCGCTGGAGGAAAAACAGCCACACCATCTGGCGTTGGCAGTAATAAGAAAACAAAATGTCGTAAATCCTCTTCCAGCCCACCCGCTGATGGCGCTGAGACCGATACCGACAAAGAACCAGCACCATCTGATCCCCCAAAGGATACTTGAAAAAACTGGCTTTCATCTACATATTAGTGAAGGAACGAAAAAATGGCAGAAACTTACATTGATAAAAACCGCGACGGCGCCGCTTTGACATTCTATAAGAGAGTGGTATACAACTATGATGCAGTTGCTAATATTAACCAATATGAAAATCTAACCGATTTTAATTTTGGAGAGAAATTTTTGTATGGCCGCGTGAACTACCAGTATGTACCTATATATCTTCCGAAACAATCCATGGCCAGATTAAAACCACTCAACGATGCTACAGGAGATAATGCCGGCGGCCCAGAACAGAGCGCTATTAATTTTGTTGTAGATGCGTTTAAAGACCTGCAGCAAGTTTTTCAAAAGGCAGTTGCTCAGGGGCAACTGGATCCGAATCACCCATATCTTAGCAATTTGAATGTTTATAAATCTTTTGTTAGCCCAATAGACCTTTTCAATACTCACCAAGACAATTATTCAACAGCAATAGAGAATTACTTCAGGGATAAAAAAATCCAAGTTAAAAATTTTCATGAATTTATGAAACATTTAAGGCCATTATTGATGAAGTCCGTAAAACAGTATCCGTTTACTTTTTCTGCATTTTTAAAGAGCAGATACTGCCCTATTAACGCTAGCGGGTTGGCAATTGAAGTTGCCGATCTTGATTATTTTGATGATAGCAAGAAAATGAAATATTTCATCCGAAGTGGCCACTGGGAATACTTCTTAAATGCATGTCGCTCGTTCGGCTTTATGGTTGATAAAAATATACCATGGAGAATAGTGGCCGATATTGGTTCAAACGAGATGTTGCAGTATGCCGCGCGATATAGGCTACAAGCCACTGGTAGGATTTTAAACATAGGTTACAACCGCGCAGATTATATCTACTATGAAAAATTTAGAAAATATCTGCTTAGATTATATAACACGGTGAAATTACCAAAAATTCCGATTATTGAAGAGTGCAACGGCCGAATTCGCACACGCCATATAGTGCCTGAATCATACTCTGAAGAACAATTAACCAGAATATTTACGGATAGACAATTATTAACATTTTTATTTGAAATCCGCATGCACGAAGAACCAAAAGAATTTACCAAACCCGAGAAAAAAACAATCCTTCGCGACTGTCTGTCAATATATGATCGCCTAGGCCCCTCCCGCGCCGGTGTCGCTTTTGAAAGAACAATCAACCATCCATTTGACTATAGAGGCTCATTGAGTTATAATGTTAATAGGAACAAAAAAGGTTACGGAGAAAAAATTGTACTTTCAAAGTCTAGACGATAAATCAGAGTGCGTCGGAATATATACAAATGGTAAACTATATTTTGATGAGATGCCGACTAATCTAACAAAAACATGGCGCCACTCCGGCGCTATCACTGATGATTCTGTGGAATATGCATGGATTATGACTGGCGGTAAGAATCTCGCTGAAGTCTGCCCGGCCGATATATCTGCAAAATTGGCCTCGAATCAGGCCAAGTTTAAAGCATATCTCCAGTCATTTAGGATAGCAAAAATTAATTTACGTGAATTATGTTTTTACGATCTGGTACCCGAAGACTTTTTGTTAAACTTTTGCGAAACCAAGAATCAGATCACAAAACATGTTTTTGAAAATTACGAAAAGCCGCGTAACTATGAGCATCTAGCCAGCGTACATAAATTATTACACAAGATCAAGTTTAACAATTTGACCACTAGTAACAAGGACTGCAGAGAATTAATGACCAGTTCAAGGGACCGTCTTCAACTTCAAAGGCTGTTGTCTGGACCTTCACATATTGATTATAATCTATTTGGTACAGTGACCGGCCGTTTGACAACATTCAGCAATTCTCTGCCAATTTTAACCATGAAAAAGACACACCGTAAAATAATCAAGCCCAAAAATGGTTGGTTCCTCAGTTTGGATTATAATGGCGCCGAATTAAGAACAGTATTGGCTCTCGGTAATGAACCGCAGCCCGATTGGGACATCCACCAATGGAATGCAAAAAATGTGTTTGGCGGTGTTTTATCGCGCGAAGAGGCTAAAGAAAAATTCTTTGCTTGGTTATATAATCCAGACTCAGACGCAATAAAAAGCGATCTGTACAACAGAGATAAAATATTATCTGATTATTATGTAGATGGAAAAGTTAACACCATGACCGGCAGAGCGGTTCCGGTAGAACATAGAAAAGCTTTTAACTATTTGATACAAAGCACAACGGCAGACTTGGTCATGGAGCGCGCCATTGAGATTGATAAGTTTCTAGAGGGGAAAAAATCATTTATATCACATATTGTGCATGACGAGATAGTTATTGATCTTGATGACTCAGAGCGCAGCATGACTCCTTTAATTAAAAATATTTTTGAAAATAATTCGCTCGGTAAATTTCGTGGCAACATCAATGCTGGAAAAAATTACTATGATCTTAAGGAATTGATTCTGTGATATCGCTTTTGGGTATTGGGACTGCTGGTGAAAATATTGTTAATTGTTTTTCCAACAACAAAGAGTATAACTGCTATGTTATATCTGATAATGTTGAAAGAAATACAAAATACAAGCGAAAGATAAAATATCAAGCAAACCTTGAAGATTACGAAACAAGTACCCCTGATCTGGAGAAATTCTTTTCCAGCATGGATGAATATGTACAAGTATTTTTGTGTGGCTCTGCGAGGACTGCTAACGCAACGTTGGCCATCTTGCAGCAACTAAAAGATAAGAAAATCGATATCTTTTATATTGAGCCCGACGTGGACCTATTATCGGGTGTTACGAAACTCCAAGAACGTGCCATTTTTAGTGTTCTACAACAATATGCGAGGTCCGGTTTATTCAACTCTTTTACAATTTTTAGTAACCCAATATTAGAAGAATCTATAGGTTCAGTACCTATTAAAAAATACTTTGAAACTATAAATAAAACTATTTATTATTGTGTACATTATAAGAACTTATTCGATCATACATCGCCAATTATTGGGAATTTAGTGGCCTCGCCCGGCATTCAAAGGATCCGCTCTTTGGGGAGGATTGACCCACAAACTCTTCAAGAAAATTGGTATTTTGATCTTGACAGTTCTCGTGATGTATGTTATTATATCTGCATATCAACTGAAAAATTGGAAAAGGACGGAGATTTACATAAAAACATCATAGGCCATCTCAAAAATAAGCCTAGGAATGCATTTAAAAATGTTTCTTATGCAATTTATGAGTCGCCTTTTGAAACAGACTTTGGGTTTTGCGTTGCCCATACCAACGTAATACAACAAAAAACTCTTGACAAGCTAGCTCAAGAGTAATACATTAGATGCTGAGGAAAGCTCAGTATACTTTATCAAAACAAAAAGGAGAAAAAAGTAATGTCTATTAACATGGAACTAATGAAACAAAAGCTCGCCACATTGCGTGGCGAGGGAACTAGAGACAATGGCTCTTCACACTGGTTTAAGCCAGATGAGGGTGACCAAGATATTCGGATCGTGCCAACAGCCGATGGAGATCCGTTGAAAGAAATGTTCTTCCACTATAACGTGGGGGATCACAAGGGAGGCGTTGTGTGTCCAAAGCGGAACTTTGGCGAGCGCTGCCCAATTTGCGATTTCGCGTCATCTTTATGGCGTGAGGGTACCGAGAAGAATGACGAGGAAAGTAAGAAGTTGGCAAAGTCACTTTTTGTACGTCAACGTTATTTCTCTCCGGTAGTGGTTCGTGGTCGTGAGGATGAGGGTATTAAGGTCTATGGTTACGGAAAGACCGCGTATGAGTTGCTTTTAGGGTACATTCTTGATCCTGAATACGGTGATATCACTGATTCGGTAGAGGGTACTGATATTACGCTCACTTATACGAAGCCTACTCGTCCCGGTGCGTACCCACAAACCAACTTGAAGATGCGTCGTAACACTAGTCCCCTCCTAAGTGACTCTGACGCTCTTCCCGGGCTTCTGGAAAATATGCCCGATTTTGACAGCTTGTTTGAGCGTCTGACGCCCGAGCAGGTTGATGCCATTCTTGACGAACAATTGGCTTCCGACTCTTCTGCTGAAGGTCGTTCACGCCAAACTGAGTCATATGGCAAAAAGGAAGCCAATGACGTTGACAAAGCCTTCGATGAACTGATGGCTGGTTAACACATAAAGCCGTTCGCGCCCCGGTTAAAGGGCGCCCCTTTTCAATAACATACAAGGAGAAATATTATGTTAGATTGGATGAAGTCCGCATGGGCTAAATGGAAGGTACAGGTTAGTTTTGTTGGGGGAGCCCTAGTGGTTGCCACAGCATACGGAACATGTACTCTTGAGCCAACAACGGTGTCGGACAACGCCACCACGGATGAGACAGCAAATTCTATTGAAGTCTCGTCCACCGCCACAACTGAAACAGCGACCGGCGAAACCACAGAGGGTGGTACAACCACTGAAACAACAGGTGACACGACAACTGCCACCGAAACAGCTACAGAGTAGCAAAAGCCGCTGGCAGACCGGTAAAAAGTCTGCCGCTATTTTAAGGAGAGAGAAAATGAGACTTGTTCTACCGGTCCTTGCCGCGACCCTATTAATGGGCTGCGGGGATAAGGATGAAGACACTGCGGCAGATACCGCTAGCTCTACTGATACAGCAGAGTGAAAATGGCCGCTGGCAGACCGGTAAAAAGTCTGCCGCTTTCTTTAAAAATCCTTGACTTTCTAAATTCAAGGTGTTATAATAAATTATAAAATAACCCGATAGAGACTTGATTACATGATCAAGAATCTATCATCACATAACTTGGAGGTGAAAAATGGCTATTTTACAAACCGTTACATATCAATATGTAATTGATCGACTTAAAGAACAATTTGTCTATAGTGACAAAAATATTCAACGACCCGGGAACAACTGGGACGATGACATGAAGCGTGATTGTTTGCGCTCATATTGCTTAAATCGCATCGCTGCAGCTTTAGTGCTGGCGGACGTCAGAGCGTGTTTAGAATGGACTGAACAAAATGATCCGCTAAACGAATACAGTATTAAATATTACACTAATTTACTTAAGCGCGGCTTCAAGTATGTTAGTCTTGACGGAAATCATAAACGTCGCGATGTTTTGATATCCTTTTATAATAATGACTGGACTTATACAGGGTCACTTGTTGACCATGAGGGCAAAGAACAAGACTTTGTAAATGTATTTTTCAAAGACTTGCCAGAATCTTATCGGATTCATTTGCTGAACTGTACTGTGCCTGTTATGACACATGATGATGTGGTGGCTCAAGAACTTTCTGATATTTTTATCAACTTGCAAAAAGGAAGGCCACTAAATCAACAGCAAACTCGTCGTGCGATGATGTCCCTGTTGACTCCTTGGGTCCGACGACTCTCATCGGAAAATACAGCGCTCTGGGAGCGCTTTGGGTTTGCTAGCAAGGGAGGCTTACCATTCTGCTCAGATGAAGAGGTAATTGCTAAATTTCTTATTGCTACCGTTAACGAGTGGGGTGAATCAATGTCCCACATTAAACCGGCCACAGTTTCTTTAAGAAGCTGCGATTTAGATTTACTATACTCTTCTGGGGTTGGGTTCGTCAATATGTTTGATGAAGATTCACCATATATTGCTGAACAGTTTGAGAGATTTGCTAGCATCTTCAATAAATTCGCAGCTTTTATTACCATGGTGAAAAAAGAAAAATTTACCAACAATAAAGGCAACATTATTACTGCCACGAAATTGAAATCTGCGCATGCGTGGATGCTTTGGTGGGCTATTGAATATGTGCATGATAATAACTTAACTGTCAATGATTACACAAAATTTTATAGTACGGTTATTTCGTATA